CGAAAGCCAGAAGCACCGCAAGCAGTGCGCCCGCGATCTTCAGATAGGTCACAGCCCGGCCTCCTTGAGGCCCACTTCCCACGCATCATCCGTGATCGCTTCAGCATCGACGCCGCACTCATGTCGGGCGATCGCCTTCGCGATGTCCAGATAGAGGAGCGGGTCGGCCTCGAAGTTCAGACCTTCATCCGGATCACGGCGGCAGGCCGTCGCGACATGAAGCACATATGAGGCCGTATCGTTTTCATTTTCCGGAGCCCATCGGGTGATGATTTTGCTCACGGTGTCGCATCCTCGCTTCTCTACGTAGGTGCGAAGGGTTTTCAGGAGCGCCCTCACACCAAAGTGCATTTCTGTAAATGTGCAGAAATTCTGATCATCCTGCACCGGAGCAAGTCCGAGCCAGTCTTCCCCGTGCCGGAGATTCCCCGGGTTGTTGTTCCGAATTCCTCGAGCGGTCATAGTCCCTCACTTCAGAGCATCACGCCAAATCTTCACGGCCTTCCCGGCGACGCACGCGACGACGGCAACACCGAAAGCGATGAGGACGACCAGGATGGCCGTCGCCTGCCATGTCAAATCATCTGCAGTCATGAGCTCTCCGATCTTCAAAGCATTTAAAATGTCTCCCATAGGCCCTCGAAACAATTGCCTATAAAAAAGCCGCCCGGTTCGCCTCCGAGCGGCTTTTGCGTATTCTGATTTTCATTTTTGTATGTACTGCATGACTATTGCCGTCACAACGGCGGCAATGATCGGGCTCAGTACTACCTTGAAGAACTCCCACATGCGACGCATCTTCTTTAGTCGCGCCTCCGCAAGTTCGATTTCTATGCGAGTTCGCTCTTCACTTCGAATACGCTCTTCCTCAAACTTGTTCATAAAACCTTCCAGGCGAGCTATGCGCTCTTCAGTGTTCATTGGTACAATCCTCTTGCTAATTCATGTTCGTAAAGAACAAAAAAGCCGCCCGGTTCGCTCCCGAGCGGCTTTTGCTATTTGGTCTTCTTGTCTTTCTCCTCATCATCAAGCCCGATCTGATCGAGCTTGGAGTCCACGGCATTCTCAAGGCGCTTCTCAAGCGACAAGAAAAGTTTCTTGAGGACTGGAGGCAGTGCATCTCCGAAACCCGCCCGCTCGATGTTTTCGACGATCGAGCCGAATTCGCCGCAGGCATAGGCGCAGAGCGTCACGCTTTGAAAAAGTGGCATGTCGTGGAGCACGAACCAGAAGCTCACGTCGATCCCGTGCGCAAGAGTGATGATGAAAAAGGCAAGTCCCTTCTTCGCCATCCCAAAGCTAAGGCGCTTTGAGCTGAAAGTCCCGGTCCGGCAGGCGGCCCATATCCCGGTGAGAAGGTCGGCCGCCATGAAGGCCAGATACCAATAGACCAAGGGGGCAACGCTCTCTAACGTCGCCCCCCAGATCACCCCCAATACCGCACCTATCTTTATCCACGCCGCCTCAGTCCCTACCGGTAGAAGCGAGTGCATTGCGTCACCCGAGCAGGATGCGGCCGTACCAGCCGACCGCAAGTCCGACGACGAGAGCAACGACCGAGATCGCGATCCACGCGGCTCTGACCTTGCGGCGCGTCTCGGTATCGAGCTGTGCCTTCTGGTCTTCAAGCCACGCCTGCGCCTTCTGGATCACTTCATCCGTTGCGCCGTTCACGTCGATACCGAGCTCCTTGAGCTTGGCGAGAACTTCTTCCTTAGTCATAATGACCTCATTATTGTTTGAAGGTTTTTAAGGGGTTGCAGTAGCAGGTGAGCTGATGCATCTCTTCTTTCAAGCCATCAAAGCTGAAGAGCTTCCATCCCATTGAAATGCGCAGGCACTTCGACGGCAGTAAGCTCCACTGCCGGATGACATAGAGGTGCCAGCAGACCAGCTTTTCGCCGTGATAGACGCGTTTAACCCAGTAGCCGGACCTTCCGTAAGGCTGATCCGAGACGCCCTCCTCGCCGAGCATTTCCAGCCGGTCTCCCGGATAGGTCTTCTGTCCGAGCACCGAGATATCGAAGCCGTAGCAGACGTTCCGGAGAAGCCACGCAACCCGTCGTCTGTAGGTGGCCCACGCCGAGACGCCCGGCCAGCGCTCCCAATGGCCTTTGTCGCCATCAAGAGGGTTGTCAGGCGTCTGAAACCACGAAAGCCATGAGGGCAGATAGCCGTCTGACTTCGCGAAGAACGGCAGGATCGGCGCGAGCACCCTCCCGACGACCGCCATGACGAAGCTCAGCGGCAACAGACATATCCATTTCACATAGAGCATCAATTCACCCATAAAAAAAGCCCGCGCATTGGCGGGCCTGAGCAGACAGATAGCAAGAGGGGCCGAACTCCCGAAGAAGAACGACCCCTGCGGCTTAACGCCTCTTGCCGATCAGCCACGCCGCAATAATGACGGCAATGACGAGCCCATCAATATTGATGTCGCCCGTCACCACAACGATGTCGTGTGGCATAATCTGACACGAAGCAAGAGTGAAGGCATGCATAACCACCCCTTGCATCATTGACTCAGCCCGGTGTTAGCGCACTGGGCTTTGTCGCTTCTACACCCCTAGCGGGGGCCTATCCTCCGGCGATACGCCGGGAATTCCTTGCCTCGGCCGTCGGTAGGTGTGGATAGGCAGGAACAGGCTATGCGCCGCGTCCTTGCTTCATGCTGGCGGCGATTATACCTAGCCCCGCATGCTGGGCGGCAGTTGGGTCCGCTCTAGCTCACTCTCATAGCTCGTCCGGCAATGATTGCCATCGAAGAACAAGATCGCATCGATGAGCAAATACGGCCAATTTCGTTTCCCTTCTAGGTGCTGTCGCCATGCGTGCGCAGAGAGGCTCTCATCAGCCCACCCGCCCAGGAGAGCGTTGATGAGCTGATCAAAGGCGATGAGCACCTGCTTCAGATAGCGCCGCATCACTTCGTAGAGAAGTCAACCGGATGGAAGGCGATGACGATCTTTCCCAGCTCCTCTTTCGTCTTCGCCTTTTCAATCGCGTCGCGCAGCTTCCATTTTTCCTGATAGGCTGCCTGTCCGGCCTGAATAATTTCGAGCTGCAGAGCCTTGAGTTGGTCAAGACTGACTTGATGCCCAACGTTGTTGGCGTCCATGAAGATCAGACCGCCCCCGCTCTCCGTGTCCACGAAGGCGGCCGAAGATTCCGCCGCCGTGACTAGGCCGTTCACGTCCTGCATGGCGCGGGAGTCCGAGTCGGCTTCGAAGCCCAGAGAAGACTTTAGTGTCGCGCCGTCCTCATACCAAGACGTAAAGTCAGAGTCGAGGGCCCGCATCTTCTCGGAGCGCGCTTCCTCAACAGTCTGTTCCGGAATCTTTTCGATCGAGCGGGCATTCGTTTCCGGGTCTTGGACCAGGCGATAGGTCGTCGAGTTCTTCGTGAGCTCATCGAAAACAGTGCGGAGTTTGTGAATTCTTTCCGTCTGTTTGTGATGATCGAGCACGATGCCGACGCATTCCTCGGCCGTTTGCGGAATAGCTTCCGCCTCCCAGCCATTTTTGTCGGCAGACAGCTTGTAAAAGTGCTTCCCATCGTCTTCGGGGGCGGCGATGTCATAGCAGTCCGCGCCGAGCATCAGCGAGCCCTTCGCGTCGGCTATGCAGGCCACCATGCCATCAAAGTAGCCATCCTCATCGACGTGCGGGATTTCTTTGATCTCATTGGGCTTCATGTCGAAAAACCTCTCTACAAGAAAAATTGCGGCCTTGCGACCGCGTGAAAAGCGTTACACCGTGACAGATAGCCACGGCCTCACCCTTCGGGTTCACCCCTCGGGGGTCAAAAGTTGGTGTCTCCGCATTTCCTACGGAGGCAGGGTTACTGATCTGAGCCTCGGACGATGGCCCGAGGTTTCTCTGATGCAGGCCCGGCAACTGGCCCGCAGAAAGCGGAAGGAGTTAGGGCAGGAGCCGCCCCGTGGATACGTCCTTTCAGACGCCTTCCGCCTGTGGTGCAATCTCAAGCGCGGCAGAATCACCTCCTACATGGATGAAAAGCGCCGCCTTGAGCGTTATGTCATCGCCCCTCTCGGTCGCCGTCAGCTCGACGAAATCACCGCTCCCCTCATCATCGCGACCGTCCGGCACATCGAAGCCGCAGGCCATCAAGCCACACTCAAACGCGTGCTGATGCGAACGCGCGAGATCATGGATTTGGCCGTCTGCGCCGGTTACATCCTTCACAACCCCGTTGCCAGAGTCAGCAGAGTCTTCGCTGCCCCCATCGTCAGACCCATGCCGTCGATCTCATGGCAATCTCTTCCGGACGCGCTGGCAGTAGTCAAGTGCGCTCCAATGCGCACGCAAACCCTCTTTCTTTGGTCCCTCGCTTCCATGCTCCGGCCCGGAGAAACCGCCAAGCTCCGGAAGGCGTGGATCGACGGCGACACCCTCTCCATCCCTGCCGCTGAGATGAAAAATGGATGCCTGCACCGCGTCCCCTTGACCACTTTCATGCGCCTTCTCCTCGCCAAGGAAGCATCCCTCTCCCCGCACCCCAGAAGCTCCTACGTCTTCGCCGGGCGCGATCCCGGCTCCCACATCTCTTCCCAAGCACTCGCCAAGTACCTGCACGGAACCACGCTCGCCGGAAGGCTTGTGGCCCACGGCCTGCGATCAATGGCCCGCTGTTGGATGGCGGACATGGGCACACCCTTCGAAGTCGCCGAAGCCTGCCTCTCTCACGTCTCAGGTTCTCAGGTATCCCGCGC